GCGTTGATGATAGTGGACCAATGCGTGGACTGGCTCGAAAGCGACACAGGCTCTATACCAAGCTCGGATGTTCATAAAATGATTGATGTGTTGAAAAAACTACCAACGGGCTGGTCAATGATTGAAACCAATAATGGATATCAAATTCGCGACCAAGACGATGAGTTTGTATGTGAGGCAAAGTCGCCACAACGCCTAAATGAAATCATAGACAATGAGTTTGAGTTAGCGCAAATGTATGCGAGCATGATGTACGTTCTGAAGTCGTCACAAGCTGCAGAGGCTTAGTGGGCTCGCCTGGAAAGGCCAGCCCAATCACGCACACCGACCTTGGTTTTTGTAAAATCTTCTATTGCTATGGCAAGCCGCAAAGACGGTATTGATCGCCCTGACTCCAGGTCACGAAGATAGGAAACGGAAACACTTAAACCTTTGGGCCTGAGTGTTTCGTTCATCCATTTGCAGAAGCCAAAACGGCTGTTGAAAGCGGGTTGGCTTTCCCTAAAAGATCGAATGTCCATAAAAAATCCAGTCAGAAAATGTCCGATTAAGGTGATGTTATAACCATCACATCGTGATACCATACAGTCAAACAAAGGAAAAACCAAACATGAGCGAAACATTACCAACAATCGGAAGCAGCAGCATTGGCGCCATTCTTGGTCTCTCTCCCTGGAGTAGCCCATGGGACGTTTGGGCAAGAGCCCATGGTCTGAGTGAAAGTTCGTCATCAGCGGCAACGCAAAGGGGGCATATCTTAGAGCCAGCTATTGGTGCCCACTATGCACACTTAAACAACGTGGAGATCAAAAAGGGGCCAGAGTACGAGGCCGATCCAATCATTGGGCCTGAGTCTTGGATGCATGCTCGACCAGATTTTTTCGTGAAGTCAGACGATAATCACTGGCTGCTGGAGATTAAATCTACTCGAAAGTTTGATCACAGATGGGGCTTTTCAGGATCGAACGGTGTACCTCCATACTACGCTGCACAATGTATTTGGCAGATGGCAGTGACCGATGACGAGCGATGCGATCTGGCAGCATTCGCAACAATGAATGATGAGTATAGATCGTACACGATTCACCGTGACGAATCTGTTGAATCGAAGATGCTCGAATATGTCAGGGATTGGTACGATAGGCACATTCGTGGAGGCGCACCACCAGAGGTTGATGGCTCTACTGCATGCTCCAAGTCGCTTGCAAAGATGTTCGAGCAAGAGTCAAAAACCTTTATTGAGCCATCCGAAACCCACATGGACTTGGCAAAACAGCTTCATCAAATTCGAGCACAGTGTGCTGAGTTGGATGAGAAAAAACGAATGATTGAGAACAAAATAAAAGAAGAGATAGGCACCGCATATGGTATTAGTGGTGTAGCAACGTGGTCACAGAGCAAACCACGGAGCAGATTTGATCGCGCTTCATTCGAGGCCGACCACCCACACATCGCCAAAAACTATTTGAAGGTTGGCGAACCAACACGAACATTCAGATTTCAATACACAGGAGAACAAAAATGAGCAATGCACTTCATCCAGCACATCAGTTTCGCAACGTAGTCGAATCCAAGGCATCGGACTTCCTCCAAGCAATGGCAGGTACGGAAGAGGGCGCCAAGGCCGCAGGCCGTGTGGCGCTTGCGTTTAGACAGGCAGCACAAACCAACGACCGTTTGTATGGTTGTGATCCAGTCTCCGTAGCACAAGCGGTGGCGCTTTCTGCAATGACGGGACTTATGCCCGGTGGCCCGCTACCAGATGTTTATCTTCTCCCAAGGGGCAAGAGTCTTCAGTGGCAAGTATCGCATCGAGGTTTTGCCAAGCTTGCTGCGAGAAGCGGTGTACGTCTTCGGACAAAGGCTGTATTCGAAAGCGATAAGTTTCACGTCATTGAAGGTACAGAGCCAAAGCTTGATCACGTTCCAGACCTATCTGCTGACCAGTCCTGGGACACACTTGTGGCTGTTTATGTGGTCGCACACTACAAAGACGGCAGCAAAGACTTTGTTGTGATTCGTAAGGCTGACATTGAGAAGCGTAGAGCCAATTCAGATGCTTACAAAAGAAACAAGAACCAGTCACCGTGGGGTCAATGGCCCATCGAGATGGCCCTGAAGACAGGGCTTCGGTACGCGTTTGCTCGCGGCATCGTTTCAATGGACGACACAACCACTAGCGCATATGAGCATGATGGCATGCAGGACGCATCTACTGAAAACCTGCAGGTTGTTGAAATGAACGATGTTCCAGAAATGAACACCATGAATGTTTTGTCTGATCAGCTTGACGAACTGGTTCAACAAACCGATAAACAAGAAACGTTAGTGGAGGACTAAATATCAAATGGCCCGTGATTACAAACGCGAATACGAACAATACCACAGCAAACCGAAGCAAAAAAAACGTAGAGCGGGCCGTAACGCTGCCAATCGAATTATGAAGATGGTTGGACGAATTAAAAAGGGTGATGGAAAAGATGTACATCACGAAGACGGAAATCCACTAAACAATAAAAAATCAAACCTAAAAGTAATAAGCAAGTCTAAAAATAGATCAAAAAAATAAAAAGGGAGAAAGCATGAGTCTTTTTGAAGAGTCAAAGCAACAAAAAAATCCATTTGGTGAAAAAGTTAAAGAGCAAGAAAAGCCTGGATCAGTACCTCAAATTAATCAAACGTCTTCATTTTTGAGGATTTTGAACACGGTATTTGATGAACAAATACTGTCTGAAAATGATTCTAAAAATTGTGATGGATTTCGAACACGCTTGTGCGATTCGTCCTGGCCTCTTCACAACTTGCAAGGCAATGTGACCGAGCCCACATGGGCAAACATGATCAACGCCACCATTGCTGGAATGAAGAAAACAATCAGCAACAGCCAACCCAACGGTGATTGGGAAATTCTTCAATACGAAACAAAGATTGATCACGACTCGTCTGCTGTAGAGCGATTGTTTTTGGTTGTTAAGTTTGTAGATGTAGACAACAATAACGATCTTCAGTACACAAACGGCGCCCCTGTAGCAACAACTGTAAATGTTCAAAACAGCCCAATACCGCCTGAGTTGATTGAAGCGTTAACCAATAAACCGACTGACGATTCTCGCCTAACTGGACTACTTGAGCAACTTGTAGAAGCAATAGCCGACAAAAAAACTCAACCGAACAAAGCAAAAGCAGAGCCGGTGGTCTCAAAAGATCCTGAACCCGAACCTGTTGTGTTTAGCGATTAGAAGCGGTGCCACTGTATCGATTTGTGTGTGGTGTCTGCGATAACGCTGTAGAAATATTGCAGGCTTTTAAAGACGCAAGCCCCCATTGTGGGGCTTGTGCTTTAGATCGTGGAACATCTACTGAAATGAAGCGAACAATCTGTGCGACAAACTTTAGTTTGAAGGGAGATGGTTGGGCAAGAGATAACTATGGATTGAAAAAGTCGTAACTAACGAAGAGCCTCAATCCTCAACTTGAGCATTTCATTCTCTTGCTTTAGAAACTTGACCTCAACTTTGAGCGCGGCCAACTCAGACATCATTTCGATGATTTGCTCAAGATGTTCATCACGCTCCTGCTCTAAACGATCTACTCGCTTGATGAGATCGTCACGGTACAGGGTTTGTTCTGCTTTCTCTTCGACCTGCTTCTCTCTTTTTTGCTTCAGCATAAACTCATAGAACTTGAACGCACCAGCACTGAACACGCCTGTAACGGCGGCGACGATTGCGGCAGTGGTGGTTGGTTTATCCACGGAGATCCTTGTGCATTACTTCCATACGCATTTTAACGTATATCCACACCCACAAGGTAAAGTACACCGCAGTAACCACAAGGCTACGTCCAACGTCACCAGCGGCAAACTCAGGGTCACTAAACACGTTGACCAAGAAGCGAGTGGTAGAGAAGATGTACAACAAAAGGTAGGTGCCTACAAAGCGGGAGCAGGACCGAATGTTGGGCAAGCTAAACAACATGCCCAGGGCGACCACAAAGTACAGGCAATACTGAAAGTAGGCCCACTCGTTGCCCCCATCCAGGGCCTCGCCGTAGGACATCCAAAGTACACGGTTGTTCGCCAGATCAGCGATGTTCCAAAACAATAGCAAGGGTCCATAGTCGTGGTAGACCAAGATGTCCTTGTACGCTTTTAAAAACTGACGCATGAATCACCTACCCAATCATAACCCGGAGATAAAATGCCTGATCATTCTTTAGATGACATTGTCCATTCCATACAATCTGCGGTTATAGCGGCTACCGATATTGCAGAGCGACATGAACTCGATTCGATTACAAGCGAAGAATTTTGGGAACGAAAGGTTGATGATAGTGGAGAACCGATCACAGATGACGACGGAAGACACATATATGCACCTCGTATGGTCGTTATGGAAATCCCAACATGGGAAGATGGAGTACTGGTACAAAAAAGAATTCCGGTCCCACTACAGTCGCTCACGACGGGTCAAAGCTTGCGTGTGGATACGCTTGAAGTGGAGATGTCTGTTGAGATTTCTGGGCTTACGGCGGATAGCAAAAAAGGCAAGCTGATGGTTAGACCATGTGCCAATACGCCATCATGGTTCAAAAAAGAGAGCAATGCTGCTAAACTCAAGCTGATCTTCAAGGGCAGTGAGCCTCCAGAGGGTTATGCAAGAATCGACGATCAACTAATCAAACTGCTTCCGTAGGAGAGCATCATGGCAGATTCCGGCCTCGTACAAATGTCATCACAGTTTGGTGGCCTCCCAATGGATCAACTCATTGGTGGACCACTTAAAGCTGCATGTTCAGCACAAACTCTGCTTGCAAAGGCGTCCAGCGACTTCATCAAAGATGTGGGCCTGAACGATGATGGCAAAGGCAACTTGTCGGCCCGTACCGTTGACTTTGGTTTTAATAAGCCAGTTCAAGACGCTGCCGGAAACACGACGATGGAAAAGGTGGATCTTCAGGTTCCACTGCTCGCCATTATCAATACGCCTGCACTCTCAGTTAAGGAAGCCGAAGTGCGCTTCACTATGGAAGTTAAGTCATCAACATCGAGTAAGACCACTTCCGATAGCAAAGCTGACCTTACAGCCAAGGCCAAGTACAACGCTGGTCTGTTCTCTTGCGAAGTGACTGTGCATGGCTCAGTAGCCAATCACAGCGAGAATAGCCGTAAGAGCGACAACAGCGCCAAGTACGACGTAAAGGTCGTAGCCCGCGACGACGGCCCCCCTGAAGGGCTTATGAAGGTTCTGGACATGCTCAATGATGCAATCGCCCCTACTCAAGGCGTTGCACCAGTGAAGAAGGTCTAAACATCCCCTGGCCCCCCTCACCCATATCGTCTGTCCCATCTCGGGGCGTGAGCATGGGCGATTCCTGCCGGGTGGGGGGGGTTAGGTAAATTTTGGTGTTCTTAGATAGGCTAAGGGCACTAATATAATCCTGTGGATTAAAGCTTAACCCACCTGAGAGTCACGACTTGGGTGGGTTTATTTTTTCGATCGTTTCGACGATTTGAATGTCCACCATGCCCTCGTCATCGCAGTCCTGCACCTCGAATACGGTTTCATCAGGCAGGCCAGCAACGCTCTCCAAAAAGTCTATGCTGGCGGTGCGTAACCGGCCTTCTGACCCTTCATCGAAGCAGATCGGAGTCAAAGTTACAACGGTCTTTTTCGTTGCTTTCAATGTCGCAACAGCAATAGGATCGGGGTTGATTATTGGTTTCTCAACAACCTCTTCAACTGGTTTTTCTTTTTTACGTCTAAATTTACCATCACCATCAACAACAAAACTGAGACCTGCTGGTACGAAAACAAGCGTACCGAAAAACATTAGCGCGAAGCCAATCATTTTTGTTCTGTAATCTCAAAAAGTTCATCGATGCGTTTTTTCATACGCTTGATCTGACGCTCAACATCTTCACCATCAAAGTCTGAAGATATCATTGAAGTCTTTTTCTGTATCGCACTCAACTTAGACTTCACTTCGTCTAACTCAGCCTGCATTTTCGTACTCGCAGCCTTGCAAGGTGGCGGCTGCTCTCCCTCCATCCCTTGTGACTGTGCTTCCATTTTAAGCTTCTGCATTTCCTGTTCGTGGTTTTGCTCTGCACGCTCACGATAAAAATTCCAGGCTTTTGAACCACCAGCTACAGCCATGCCCGCAAGAGCGATGGCAACCATTGGTGCGTAGTCTCCACCCAATGACTTTGCGGCGTCTGCTGCGGCTGTGATGTCTTGAGATACACCAACTGATTCGACCAAGTCATTGACGGCCGCAGGAGTTGCCACGGTTTCTACAAGTGTTGGTGCAGGCTCCGCTGCTGTTGCGGGTGCCGGTGCTGGCTCAACCACCGGTTGTGGCGTAGGCTCTGGCGCAGGGGCAGCATCTTCAACTTTTGTTTTTTGTGACACGGGTTTACTCTCCTTCTGAACAGGTTTTTCGTCGTAGATTCGAATGGGTGATCCCAACTCAAGCTGACAATCAGAGCCTTCTTTGACAACGCATTCCATACAATCCTACTTATCTCGATCCAAGATACGATTTAACTTTGCAACAATATCGTTGTGTACCTTTGTGCGAGTAATCAAAAAATCTTTGGACTGACTATCGGCATTGTCTCGATACTCTTTAATGACTCGATCGTAACGCTCACGCATTTTTTCAGATCTCGACTCATACTCTTTGCGTATCTCATCCAACTGCTCTTGAAAGCCTTCTACAAGCTTATCAAGACGCTTTTGCATAGCCATAAACTGGTACACCAGAAACGCTGCAAAAACGCCTAAATGACCCCCTGATAGCAGTGTGTCTACCAGGGCTTGCATTACAACTCCGGTTCGTCAATCAGGGTGTAGGTGAAAGAGTTACCCCACTTCTCCCTGGCCGCGTAACAAATAGACATAAACTCTTCGAAGTCTTTACTGTGACTGAATACTTGGCAACCAGCAGACCACTTATCTACCTGCGTCGACGCTGATCCCGCTTTGTGGATATTGATTCCATAATAGCCTTCAGTAATAGACTGTACGTCAAGGTCAACAACGTCGTCTTTATTGCTATCCCGGTAAGTCTTGACCGTACCGTTCCTCTGACAGAGCGCATCATACTTTCCTTGGTGCTTATCGATCTTCCAAACAGATCGATATTGGCCAGGTACAAGGATAGCAGTTCCTTCAACGCGAGTGGGGTTTTCGAGCCAGTAATTTCCAGGCTCAGTTGTACATTCCCATGTACGGGTAATCCAGCCCTGCTCATCTTTGAACACTACACAAATACGGTCATCAAAGCTGTTTGCTTTGTGATTACGACTTCGGATACCAATGATGTTCAGGTTGTACTCACCTGACTCAAATACAGTGTGACCAAGAGATTCGACATAATCTAAAAGAAATGGGCGCATATTATGGACTACATTCTGCGTTGGTAGCTTGGCAGATTTGGGCGATGTTGATCGCTTGTTTTTGTTGGTTGTCCAACATCTTTTGAACAATGTCTTCCATCTTTTCCAAGCGTTGCTCAATGCCCTTAATCTTGACATCAACAACCTCTTGTTTACCTGCTTTCGACTCAAGAACCTCGACACGACGATAAACTTCCTCAACATCAGAAGCAGCAGACTCAAGAGAAGCGAAACAAATGCCTGCAACAAACACTACAGTAAGTCCGGGTACAGCTAAATCTTTAATGTCCATAACAACTCCAGACTACTGCGGTTCAGTACAACTATAAGACCCAAGCAACTTATCCGTCAACTTGGATGGCTCACATCGTTGCTTGTCTGTTTCACCCGTTCTAATGCACAGCGCCCACATGCATTGCAAAGACATAGGATCACCGCCTACTTCTTTGATACAAGGCGGTGGCATATCTGTAAGTTTGTCCGCAATAGCAGAGTCCCTTTTTGCCTCTTCGACCGCTACCTCTTGAACTTTAGTGACCAACGCTTCGTTGCCGTTATTCAGTTCTTGGATAGCTTCTGTTTGCGCCTCGATCGCCTTGACGCCCGCATCAGGCTTCAGGCCCCAGCCAGCGCCAAAACCCACCCCCAAAGATGCAAGAACAGCAATTGTAGTCAGCGTTATTGGTTCCATTTTCGTCATCCAAGTTCCAAAATCATTTCTTAGCAGGCTTCTTGGCCGCAGGCTTCTTGGCCGCAGGCTTCTTGGCCGCAGGCTTCTTGGCCGCAGGCTTCTTGGC